CGACGTGAAGCCCTGCTGGTTTTTTAGCTCTGGTTCCGGCGGAAACGCGACGAATCCCTCTGGGCACCTCTTTAAGTTCACTTCCACGACCACAGACGGGGATAATCTGAACCACCTTAGCGGTGCTCCCAGTACGGATATAATCGCCCGCAAACTGGTGACGACCATGGCCATAGCTGGCAATCAGCCGCTAATTGACATCAGCGGCCAGAACTCTGTGATAGACGGGACCTCGGCACATAACTGGCACTACTGTGTCGCACGCAGGGCGGGCGAGTGTGTGGCGGGCTCCGCGATGGGTGATATCTACGTCAACTGGCCCTATCCTTACGTCTTCGACGTCGGTGGTGTAGGGCCTGCACCTAACCCTCCAAATAACTGTACCAACGGCGATTCCAACTGCGGCATCACATTCACGAACACAGGATTCAACACGAATAATGTATCTGAGATCAAGTTCATCCCTGGGGGCACTACCTACGGCAGACTCAGCCGCATCGTCACTTTCGGTCTGGTGCGCTATCGTATGCAGAATTCCCAGGGAAACGTGCATACTCTGCCAGACCATTCCTGGATCATCGTCCTGGGCAGTGCCAGTCTGGGTCAGTGGTCCGACCAGCCCTGGTTGCTTGCCAAGCTGCCTTCTGAGCCTCTCCCGGATGGCTTCGACCGCACGAACTTCATTCCCACCGCAGTCAGTGTGGCAGCGGTGGCCCTGCCCGGAGGGACTACGAATGTAATTTCCCGCTTCGGCTATGCAGAAAACGGCACTACCACGCAGGGGTATTGCACGAGCAGGCAAGAGGAATGCATCGCCAACTATAGCGGAGCGGTGCCGACGGTGCCGTTCTCGTTTCCCACCGACGGGTCTCCCACCACGGAGGCTGGCGTAGCTGGACTGGCCTGCGCCTCCGGCTGCACGGTCACCGTCCCGGCCATCCCACAGCGGGTGCTCTATCACCAGGAGGTATACCGCAATGCGTCCAACGCGGTACTGGGAACCAGCAACTGGACGGCCACGATACCGGATACATTGCAGGTAGGTCTCACCACCAGCACCACCGTGCGCGGGATGACGGTAGCCGGAGCCACCGTGCGCTAAACAGAGGAAACTCTCACAGGTGCCCGACTATTACGATTTACCGCCTCTGCAGACAGACGAGGCCCAGCCCGGAACTCTGGACTACCAGATTCTGGAGTGGTGCCATAACCGCCTGAAGCGCGGGGCAGAATTCCTCGAATCGCAGGTCGGCTACGACAAGATCGATGCCGCGATCAGCGAAATTTTCTCCTACGAGAAAGCCACCGGGGTCAGCTACATTCCCGGCCCCAGGAAAATGAGCCGGACGCGCGCCAACCTGGCGGCCAAGGTAGCCGAGGACCTGACCGCCATGCTCACTGATACGCGTTACTTCTGGCGCTATAGCACGCAGAACCCCCGCTACCAGGATCAGGCGCGGCTATCCAACAAGGGCGGCGAGCAGTGGTACACCTCGCGCAACATCGATCTGAGAATCGGCGATGTGATCCGCTACTATACGGTGGCCGGCACCGGCATCGCGCACCTGTACTGGTCGAACCGGCTGAACGATTTCATGCTGGACGCCGAGGATCCCCGGAATGTATTTCCTATCGACCCGCCCAGCTACCACACTTTTCAGGACGCGGTCGGAGTGATCCTGCGCCGGCCGCGGGCACCGGAATGGGTTCGCGAGGAGTACGGCAAGATCGTCCGGCCTGACACGGGCGGCTCGACGGTGGGGAAATTCTTCTCCTGGCTGACACGCGCCATCGTGGAAGGCCCCGGCGAGCGCGGCGGCCCGCTATCGAAGATGCGCGGTGCCGACAGGGCCATCCCCGGCACGCCCATCACCTTCGTCAATACCATGTATCTGCGCGATAGCCGGACCAACAAAAGCGGCCGCAGGGTGCGCATGGGGCCGTTCGACGAGGAGGGCAAACCCTCCAGCCCTTGGTCCTACGAAGTGGCATCCGGAGCGCCGCTCTATCCGTTCAACCGGCTGATCATCTGGGGTGGCGGCGTCCTGCTGCATGACGGCCCAGCGCCCTACTGGCACGCGCAATTCCCGGTGGTGAAGTTTACGCTGAACCCGTGGCCGATGAGCTGGTTCGGCAAAGCTCCGCTATGGGACTGCATCCCGCTCCAGGAATCGCTCAACAACAATCTGCGGGTGATCGACGATCATGCCGCCCAGGTGGCGCAGCCCGGTGCGGTGGCAGATCGCAATGTCTCGAAAGCCGAGTTCGGCAAGTTCAACACCCGGGCACCCGGCTATAAGATCAAGACCAACCTGGCGAGCGGCAAGGGCATCAACATCATCAACCCGCCGCCGCTCGACCCGATCATCTGGGAAGTGGTCAAGTACGTCGAGGAGAAAATGCAGAAGCTCGCCGGCACGGCCGATCCCAGCGTGATGGCAGGACTCGCGCAGATTCCCTCAGATGACACCATCGACACGATCATGAAGGCCATGACGCCGGGAATCCGGCTAAGAAGCCGCATCCTGGAGGGGGCCTACAAGGAGCTCGCAGAACAGTTTTTATTTAACTGGTGGGAGTTCGACACCATGGCACGCCGGGAGGCGATGTTCGGCCCGTCCGCTGTCACCGTCGAGGATTTCGACTACAGCCCAAGGACCGGCATTCCCGACGATGTGCCTGACGGCGGCCCCGGCGATATCGCCTCCAGCCAGGACGCTCTGGGCACGCGCAACCCGCGCCCGCTCTATGACCGGGCCAAGGCCATGCTCATGAGCTTCCAGTGCAAATTCGATCCGTCGAGCCTGCTCAATTCAGCCGCTCAGCAGGAACTCATGAAGTATTTCCTGCTGGCCAAAATGGGCTACATCTCAGTCTTCACCCTGATGGACAAGATGGGCATCATGAATTTCGCCCCGCCGAATCTCAAGGTTCCGTCCGATGAGATCAGCCGCCTAGCCTTGCAACAGCAGCTGGGAATCGGGATGATCGCCAACGCCCAAGGCCGCAAGGCCACTGACCAAGCACCGCCCAGTCTCGGGAAAAATGTGAACGGCCCGATAATTCAGACTTCATAGCTTCGGTATCAGGCGTATCAGGATTCCCCCCAAGACTATGATCGCGAACAGCGCAAGAATTATTGCGGTATAGGACTGAACGGCTATTTCCTTCCAGTTTTGGCCCGTGCGGAGTGCTCTGATCAGAATCCACACTAAAGCCAAAACCAAGAGCACCTGCAGAATAGTCACCAGAATAATAGCTAGGGCCATAGCCTTCCAAGTTACTACTTTTTACCATCCTAGCCGCGTTACCGCAAGGGGCTGTTGATATTTTTTCTTACCTCCAGGTTGGCCTGCGTACTAGTCTCGGATCAATACCTTATGGCAGGTTACGACGGTTCTACAACGGCCGGACACCCTTCCGACAACCTGGACATGCGTGTGCCTGGGTTTCCGAAAGTGCCAGGCTTGGCACCGGCTTTTCCGAAGGTACCCAATCTGGCGAAGGCTGCGCCGCGAATCATGGGTGCGAGCCAGCTATTTCAGAAGAAATACCCGGGCAGTCCCGGCAAGTTGGGCAAGAGCAGCACGAAAGCCGAGAGTCTGTCGAAGCTGCGCGGTAAAGGAGCGCTGGCATGAAAGGCCGAAGATTCGGGGGCGAAACCCCTCCGCACAGGCGCGGTTCCACGGCCAAGGGCGGCCGGCTGGGACGCAAGGAGGCCGGTGCCTCGGCACGCTTAGGCCGCATGGGAAAGGAAAAGGCGGAGATCGCCGGTCCTCATCCGGGAGGCCTCTCGCACAAGTAGATGTCGCCCACGGCCCCTGACCGTTCTTCCGATCCCACCTCTCTGGGTTCCTCCCCGGCCGCTGCTCCGCTGCCTCCTCTGCCAAATCTCAGAGGCGGCGAGCGGCCCGGGAGGAAAGGCAAAGACAACTCGATGGCCACGCTCATGAGCGGGATCATGCCGGTGAAGACCGGGGTGGACAGCATCCTATCTGCCTGCCAGCAAATCGTGCGCTCTGGAGTGATTCCCGGTGCCGAGCAGGTCTGCGGTCAGATCATCGCGCTAGCCACGGCTTTGCTTCCGATGGCCGCACAACAAGTTCTACAGCCGGGGGCCGGGGGCGGACCCATCGCTCCGGTAGGTGGTGCCGCAGGACCACCACCTCCCGGCCCGGGCATTGGGCCGGTCGCCGGCATGGGAGCCGGACCCGGACCCGCTCCCGCCCCGCCTGTAGGCCCCTGAGGAGAGGGTTTCACGTGGAAATTAATGATCTCATCGCGATGCTGACTGAAGGCTACACGGCTGAGCAGGCCGCTCCCATCAAGGCGGCCATCGAGCGCGAAGCTGTCAAGGCCAAGGTCGCAACTCTCAAGGGACAAGTGGAGTTCGACGGCATCCTCCAGGAGCGCCAGCGCCTGGCAGCGGAGCTCGAAGGCGTCAACGGCCAGCCCGGCAGCCGCGCCTACAAAGACTGGTACGAGAAAAACTGGGAGCAGGTCCAGGTGAATGACCGGGCCATCCAAGCCTTCGACTCACGCTATGGCAAGGGCGCCTTCGCGCGAGCCGTGGAGGCCAGCGCACCCACTCCTGCTCCAGCCGCACCCGCTGGCGGCGGTGGCGGTACGTACACCGACCAGCAATTGCGGGCGATGGTCGCCGAGGAGGCTGGCAAATACGTGCGGGACGTGTTCGGCAACCAGTGGTCGAACATCCTGGTCAACACCGGCAATCTGATGCAGAAGCACATGCTGGCGGGCCGCAAGAGTCCCATCGACCTCGATGCGGTGGCGAAGATCGCGAAGGACAAGTATCAGGGAGATCTGAATCTGGCGTACGACGAGTACGACAGGCCCGAGCGGGAAAAGGAAGCCAAGGTGGCCGAAGACAGCCGCGTCGAGCAGCGGGTCAAGGAAGAGTTGCAGAAGCGCGGAGCGCCATCGCACTTTCCCCGCGGCGCCGACCTCACCCCTTCGGCGCTTTCGGTGCGGCCCAAGGCGCAGGTGGAAGGATTCGACCGCGCCGCGCTCAAGAACGATCTGGCCAAGACCTGGATGGAGTCCGGGGAGACGGCGGCCTAGAGGAGTCCCAACATGCCTGACATTGCCGATCAGCTTACGGTCACGACGAGACGCTACATCGACACCAATCCCGAACTGCGCG